CTCGCAGCAGACCGAAGCGCTTGAGGTCACCGGCATGGTGAAGGCCATCGCCGCGCTGCACGGCGTGACCGACGTTCGCCAGTACGCGAAAGCGAACCTCAAGTTCGCTTCGGATGACATGCTCAAGTCCGTTGAGTGGAAGTTCCCGAAGCCGATGCGACACGCGCAAGATGCATCCCGACAGGCGTTCGCGCTCCTCAAGGACGTTGACTATCCCCGCTGGTCAGAACTGGTGCGGGATGCTAAGATGGAACCTACGACGGAAGGATAAACGATGAACCCAATCTATGCGGAGTTGACCGAAGACGACCGGATCACCCTGTTCAGCCGCAAGGCGAACGGGGAGCCTGACGAAACGCTGTGGAACGACTCATACCAGATCAAGCTGATCCCCGGTAAGAAGTGGGACCGCAAGGCGAAGCGCTGGACGCTGCCGAAGTCGTATGCCGCGTGCATCGTGCTGCGTGAGCTATTCGGGGACCGGATCGTGGTCGAACCTGAGCTCGCCGCTTGGGCGCGTTCGGAGCGTGCTCGACGTGACGAAGTGCTGTCACTGCGTGAAGCATTGTCGATTGACGGTACCTCAGAGTTCGCCAATGCACACGATGCCGACCTGTTCCCGTTCCAGATTCCAGGGCGTGACTTTCTGGTCAAAGCGCGCCTAGTGCTACTTGGTGACCACATGGGTACTGGCAAGACTTTTCAGACACTTGCTGGTATTCGCGCTGTTGACAGCATCGGAGACGCGTACCCCGCCCTGGTCGTCTGCCCCAACTCCCTCAAACGGAACTGGGAACGCGAGATCAAGCGATGGCTGCCCGAGGCGAACCCGTTCGTGATCCAAGGCAGCGCCGCGAAGCGCCGTACCCAGATCAACGAAGCGGCTGAGGCTGACAACGCGATCATCATCGTGAACATCGAAGCGATGAAGCTGCATTCCCGCCTGTCCTCCTACGGCTCGACACGTCTCAAGCGCTGCATGGAATGCGAGACGAAGACACAACCGGGTACGCCGGACCTGAAAGAGTCGGCATGCGAGGTGCACGAAAAGGAACTCAACCGCATCCCGTTTCGGGTGTGCGTGCTTGACGAAGCGCACCGGGTGAAGGACCCGAACGCCTTGCAGACACGCGCCATTTGGAACGTGTTCCATGGGCCCACTGTCGAATACCGATGGGCGCTGACGGGAACACCCGTGGCGAACCACCCCGGTGACCTATGGTCGATCATGCACGCTATCGCACCAGAAACGTACCCTGCAAAGTCGGCCTTCATCGACCGGTACGCCCGACTGGAATACAGCCATTTTGGTCCCATGACAATCGTCGGCCTGAAAGAGGAGACGAAAGCGGAGTTCTTCAAAATCCTTGACCCGCACTTCCGCCGCATGATCAAGGCCGATGTCCTCAAGCAGTTGCCCGACAAGGTGTTCATGCGTCGCGATGTCGAGATGAGCCCCAAGCAGGCGAAAGCGTATAAGGACATCGCCGAGCAACTGGTAACGGTGCTTGAGGACGGAACGGTGCTCGTCGCCAACGGGAACCTTGCCGGAGCCACCCGGTTGCTGCAATTTGCGTCCGCTTACTGCGAGGTCGACAAGGGGGAGACTCCCGAGGACCCCGCTACGTGGCTTGTGTCGCTTACCGACACGCCGAAGTCGTCCAAGATCGATGAACTCATGTCGATCATCGAAGACAACCCGGACAAGCCGATGGTCGTCGCAGCCGAACACCGGCAGCTCATCGACTTGGCAGCGGCCCGCATGACCAATGCCGGTATCCCGTTCGCTCGGGTCACTGGTGGCGTGTCAGCGGACGAGCGAGACGCTGCGGTTCAGGCGTTCCAGGATGGCAAGATCGACTACATCCTGTTCACGTACAAGGCGGGCGGCGTCGGGCTCAACCTGACGCGCGCTGACACTATGGTTCGGTTGCAGCGAAGCTGGTCACTAATCGATAACAATCAAGGTGTCGACCGCATTCACCGGATCGGCTCCGAAGTGCACGACAAGGTCACGATTATTGACCTCGTTGCCGCTGGCACGATCGAAGAGACGCAGCTCGAAAGGCTGTACGACAAGGCCGAACGGCTTGAGGAGATCGTGCGCGACCGCGCTAAGCTCCTCGCGCTGGGCAAGACCACGGATGATCTGGACGCGGAAGCGGCCCGGATCGAAGCAACTGGATTGATGGGAACATAATGCCCAGTCTGCGGTACAACGACCCACGGTCAACGCCCGAGTACATCACCAAAGAGAAGGCGCGCAAGCGTCTCGCCAACCGACGCGAGTGGGTTATCAAGTGGTGGCCACGCATCGCAGCCGAAGTGAAAGAGGAGAAGACCAGTGACCAGACGTGACGACGAAGAGCAGTACCTTGACTTTCTGCGCTACCAGGAGGTCGGCCTTGAGCGGGTGACCAAGCGCAGCGACCGGCAACCTTCGGCGAAGGATCAGAAGTGGATGTCATCGCGTGACGCCAAGAAGCACCTGCGAGCGCAAGCGAGGGAGGACAAGAAGCGTGGAAACCGTTAGGAGGTTCAGCCAGAGTGAGTTTAAGACGTTCGCGTGCGCTCGCCGCTGGTGGCTGAGTGACTACCGCCGCTTGGCTCCTGCGCTCACCAATCCCTCGGGTCCGCTCAAGTCCGGCAGCCGCGTGCACGCCGGACTGGAGGCGTTCTACGGTCCCGAGCCTGATACATATCTCGACGTACTGGCACAGGCGCATCTTGACGACTGGGATGCGTACATGGCCAACTGCACCGAACTGGGCGTGTACCCGGACGTTGAGGTGCATAAGGCTTACCTCAAAGACTGCGAGCTTGAGCGCGCGATGTTGGAAGGCTACGCCGATTGGGTGGCTGAGTCTGGCGTCGATGCCGGTATCGAGTTCACCGCGATTGAGGAGGTCGTGTCGGTTCGCGGATCGGACTTCGCGCCTGAGATCGTGGAACGGTTCGGCGAGTTCGAAGTCGTCGGCAAGCTTGACGCTCGCGTGCTGCGCCTCATGGACGGCGCGCGGAAGTTCGTTGACCACAAGACGGCTGCAAGCCTCACCACCGCACTCGCGACGCTGCACATGAATCCCCAGATGCTGCACTACGCGTGGTTGGAACGCATGACGCAGCCCGAAGGCACGTGGAGTGACGGGGCTCTGTACAACGTCCTCAAGAAGGTCAAGCGCGGCAAGCAGGCGAAACCGCCGTTCTATGCCCGATACGAGGTCAACCACAACAGTGACCAGCTTGACTCATACGAGTTGCACATGAAGCGGAAGATCACGAAGATCTTCGAGCTTGAGGCGTTGCTCAAAGACGCCACGGTCGAAGAGCAGGCGCACATCGCGGAGCCGAGCCCTGACGACTCCTGTAGCTGGAAATGTCAGTTTTTTACCCTGTGTCCAATGTTCGATGACGGCTCCCGTGCGGAGGACATGGTGCGGGAGGAGTTCCGGGAGCGTGATCCACTTGCCCGCTACGCCGCATGATATAATTCAGACCTAGACAAAGAGGAAGGATGCAATGACCGAAGACAGAAACCCACGTCACAACGCGACGTTCCTGGTGTACGCGGAAACCAAGCGCGGCAAGTCGACGCTTGGGGCCAGTTGCCCCGGACCGGTGCTCGCGCTCGACGCCGAAGGCTCATGGAACGCGTTCGAGGGGCGTAAGAATCCCAACAACCCGGACCAGCCCTACCGCGTCGTGTGGTGGGACCCGAAGGAAGCCCCGCCGAAGGCGGACGGGACCTGGGACATCTGCGTGGTCGACGTGCTTCGATGGGAAACCGTTGAGCAGGTCATCCAATGGACGCTCATGCCTGACCACCCGTTCCAGTCGATCGTGGTCGACTCGGTGACGCAGCTCCAGAAACGCTGCAAGGAAGCGCTGCCCGGTTTCCAGTCCGGGAACCAGCAGTATTCGGACTGGGGCCAGCTCCTGACCCGCATGTCAGAGAAAGTGCAGCGTTTCCGCGACATGGTGAAGGACGTGCGCAACCCGTTCCGGGTCGCGGTGTTCACCGCCGAAGGTGACCTCCGCGCTGACGGCAAGTACGTCCCGAACATGGAAGGCGCACTTCGCAAGGGCATCGCCTATTGGATGAACACCACGGCTTGCCTCACGGTCAAGCAGGTGCCGAACGCTGACGGCATCATCGCCGCTGACAGCCCGTTGGTTCGCTCGCTCATGGTGAAGCCGAACCCGAACTACATCACCGGTTCGCACTTCGAAGACCGGTTCGAATCCAATACCGTTGAAAACCCCAACATCACGCAGATGATGGGCCAAATCTTCCCCGGCTTCGTGCCGGAGTAAGGACTACGAATCATGACTACTGTCCCGTGGGATGTCCTGGTCGCAAAGGCCAAGGAAAGCGGCGTTACCGAGGTCGCGCCGATCGGCAACTATCAGGTGCGAATCGAGGCCGCCGAAGCTGGCGAGTCCAGCCAGAAGAAGACGCCGCAGATCGAGGTGCGCCTCAAGATCACCGAAGGTGAGCACGCGGGCAAGCGGCCCACCACGTTCCATCACCGGATCTACATGACCGAGAACAACGCGAGCCTGTTCATGAAGAGCATGAAGGCCCTCGGCATCACGGACGAGGCCCTGGTGCAGCAGCGTCCGACGCTCGACCAGATCGCTCGCGCAATCGTCGGCAAGACGGTCACTGTCAAGACGCAGGAAGCCAAGCGCAACGGTGAGGTCCAGATGGACCGGGACGGCAATCCGCAGGTCGAAGTGTCTTGGGAGCTCAAGCCCCCGCGTGACGGCGCTATCGCGGTCACCGAGTTCCCCCCGGTTGGCGGGGGAGCCCCGGCCATGACCGGTGGTGGCACGATCGACCCCGGTTTCTAGCACACCCAAGGGGCTCCCAACCGGGAGCCCCTTTCACTCTTTGGAGGTAAACTCATGTACGTGGCGACAAACCGACAGAAAAAGAACGCGTTCGAGAAGCGAGCGGAGATGCAGCGGAAGGCGGCGGAACCTGCGCCCAAGCCTGCGCCTCGCGCTACCCCGACGCCCGTGGCGGAGCCGAAGCCTGACCTCGCAGCGATGAAGGCGGCGGCTGCGGAAGCGGCTGCGCTCATCCACGCTGATGCGTCTGAACCCGAGTACACGGCGGAAGAGGAGACGGCCGCGATTCTCGCTGATTCCGAAACAATGGATGCGATTGCCGAAGCCGAAGCCGAGCCTGAACCCAAGCGCGGCCGTCCAATGTCCGCTGCGGTCGCGAAGCGGAACGCTACGATTCTCCAGCTCCTCGCCGAGAACCCCGAGGGTCTGTCGAAGCCACAACTCGCTACGGAACTTCAGGAGAAGGAAGCGAACGTGTACTCGTCGCTGCGCAAGCTCCAGAGCGACGGGAAGGTCCGCATGGAGAACACCGAAGGTACCAAGTACCTGTGGTACCTGGCCTGACCTGCGGAAACGTTCAGGGGTACCCCGGTGTTGACAGCACCGGGGACACCTGTTAGGCTTAGGACATCGCAAGAAAGAACAACGACCACGATCAAAGGATGTACATGCGAAACTCAGTCAAGATGATTCTCGCGGCGACCGCTTCGGCTGCGATGCTCACGGGCTGCACCGCCGAAGCTGACACCGTCTCGGAGAACCTGTCCAAGGAAGCCGACAGTTTTCAGGTGCTTAGGCGCGTCGTGTTCTTCAACGGAATCACCGACACCTATCTCCTCACCATCGAAGGCTTCTGCTCTATCGTTGATGAGGGCAACCAGCTCGAAGTTACCTGCAAGGTCGGAGAGGACGCCTACACCAAGGATTTCCTTGGTCTCTCGGACAATGTCTCCTACTTCGCAGAACAGCTTGACCCGTCGAACGTCGATCCGTACCATCACATCGTGATCTTCCGGCCCGAGACGATCGTCCCGGACATCGACTTGCAGACTTCGGGCGAAGACAAGTAAGATCAAGTCCGGACTTCGGTCCGGCATACGTCGGGGTATTTCAGTTGGCAGAAAGCCAGGCTCATAACCTGGAAGTCGTCGGTTCGAGTCCGACCCCCGCCACGGTGTGTTAGTCCGTACATCCCGCACAAGTAGGATTGATCAAGCGCCTAACCAGCGTAACGGACTCAGGTTCGGTCGGGTAGCTCCCGACGCGGGCACAAAGGCCCTGAGTGGTTTCGGGGTAGTGCTGCTAGCTCAATTGGTAGAGCAAGGCCCCTAACACGGGCCTGGTTCGGGGTTCGAGTCCCCGGCAGCACGCGAGAGTGGTACCGACCTCTAAGTTACGTTGCTGTATCCCTGTTGATCGCGGGAAACGCGGCAACAATGGCTAAGAACTGGACCCCGGAAGCGTTACCTTCCGGGGTGTGGACGACAACCGTAACGGGTTGGGTGTTCACCACAACATGGGTGTGTACGGAAGGTATCCGGTTCGATTCCGGTATCCGCGCGGTGCGGTGTGAGGTTCGATTCCTCTTAACCATGGTGGCGAATAGGGGGATACCCCGCCTGAGGGTTCGAATCCCTCCACACCCTCGGGAGCGGATAGGCTCATACCCTGTTTGGCTTCAAGACCTTGGCAGAGGTCGCACCTGGAATGATTACCGAGAGACTGCCATCAATCGGTTGACCGGGTGTTAAGCACCGTTAGCTCAGTGGAACGAGCGGCTGTTTTACAAACAGCGGGTCGGGGGTTCGACTCCCTCACGGTGTACGGTGAATGTCCTGGGAGTTCTAGACACCTACCAGGACCACCCGCTAATGCCAATCTAGAAAGCTGTAGAGTTCGGCCGGACGTTGACGCAGCCGTTGTGACACTGCCACTAGCGTGAGAAACAGAAAGCGGGTACCCCTTGGGTGCCCGCTTTCTTTCGTGCTATGGTGGGACTCCCCCAAGATGAAGGACTCATGATGATGAACGATTTTACGTCAACACCCGAAGGCGCACTCCTGAGTGCGTGCGCGCTCGGCGCGCTCATGCTCGCGCTCATCCTCTGGCGCACCTCGCAGAATGCGCGCGCACGCGCATCGGAGCGCGCACGCGCGTGGTCCGAGATCAAGCGCCCCGAGTGGGAAGCGCGCGCGCAGCGCAAGGCAGACGCGCGCGCATCAGGCGCGCGCGCAGATGCGCGCTTGCGCATCACGCTCCTGAGCGCGGTTGCACTCGTCGCTCTCGCTGCCACGAACCTGAGCGCGCACGCCACGATCACGGCAATCCAGCACATCGGCTTGACCTCGCTCGACGCGGCGATCTCAGCTGTGATCGTGTTCGAGGCGTGGCTTGCGATCCTCGGTGCGCTCTCTCTTCGGCACATGACCCGGGGCGTTGGCTTCAACCGGTATGAAGCTGGCGTGTGGACCATGGCATCACTTATGGGCGTCATCGCATGGTGGGGCGGGGATAGCCCCATCTTCGCGCTGTGGCCGCTTCTCGCTGCCGTTGCGTGGCACGTGGTCATCACCTTCGGACGCCCGCACAAACCGTCCGCTCTGGTCACCTGGTGGCGCTTGAAGCGCGGCAAGGCGACCTCGCGGGACGCGAGCGCGGTGCTTACCGAACGGCTCATCACGCGCATTGTCAACACGGCATACGCCGCGAACACCGGCCACAAGTGGATGCGCGCGCTTCATGAGCGCGCATACGACCGAGCGTGGGCGCGCGCGGATGCGCTCGGCATCCTCACGCCGGAAGTGCGCGCGCGCATTCAGACGCGCATCGCCGCGCGCTACGTCGGCGCGCGCGCGCTCGCCCCCGAAGCGGTCGCGCACATGAACCCCTGGAATGAGCGCGCATCGATGAGCGCGCGCACGAACAACGCGCGCGCCGTGCGTCCGGTGAGCGCGTCTCCCGCGCGCGCACTCGAAGAGAGCGCGCATGTCACCGACGACGCGCGCGCGCTCGCTGACGACGCGCGCGCATCTGAACCGACGCGCGCGCACGAGCCTGCCGTGAGCGCGCACGGCGTGTCAGACCTGATCGAAGCGATCACCGCGTACAGCGACGCTCCCGAGCAGATCAAAGAGTGGATGCGGACGTTCGTGCAGAAGAACGGCAAGCTCCCCAACCGCAATGAAGTCGCTACGGCTGCGCAGCGCTCGCCTGGTCACGCTGCCCGTTGGATCACGCCGGTCCGCAAGTCGCTCGGGTATTAGCAACCGGAGTTGTCGTGTTCGGGTACATCTCAAATTTCAGCCTTGAGATTTGAGATGTACCACCGGCACACCTGTTCCGTAGGTGTGCCGACCCGGCACAGACCGGCACACCCAGGTAGCGTCGTGACCTGCAGAAACGCTGTTTTGGCACACTGGCACGGTGTGCCGAGAGCACCGCTCACGCAGTGTTTCCGCAGGTCACCGCGACCAGGGGAACAACCCGCCTGGTGTGCCGTGCCGGTCAGGTGTATAATTAATTCAGGACTCAAGACGAGACGATAGGACGAAATCATGATCGAAACTGCTATTGACCAGACCGCTGGTGGCCTCGCGGTCGCGTTCTTCGCGTTGGCGTGGTGGACGAACCGTAAAGGCTCCAGCAAGGCCGCAGGCATCACGGCGGTCATCTTCGCCATCATCGGCTCAGGATTGCTGTACGCGGCTCCCTGGTCGTTGTGGTTCGCCAACCTCACGTCCTCAGTGCTCAACATGTTCGGAAACGTTCCGGTGCACCCGATCATGACGATCATCTGCTGTGCGCTCATGCTGGGCGTTATCTACGACCTGTGGGACGACCCCACGTACAACGTCGGTGCCGTCTGGGCGCTCATCTTCGCGCCGATCATGGCGCGCGGCGCTGATGGTCACGTGGGCACGTTCCTTGAGCAGTTGTTCGGAGGGGCGTCTATGGCGTTCCTTGACGCCGTGAAGCAGATGTTCGGAGCCTGAGATGAGCAACGACAACGAGCGCGCATTGGCGCGTATGGCGCGCGCCTCGTGGGGTTACACCCTGCGGGGCGCGCGCGCGCTCGCTGACGACGCGCGCACGTGGACGCGCGCGGAGGGCATCGAGGCGCACATCCGTGAGCGCGACGCGCGCGCGCTCAGCGCGCAGCATCAACGAGCGATGCGCGCGCATGCGCGCATGTCGAAGAACAGACGCGCGCACAGCGCTCCCCCTGCGCGCGCGCACGCGATCACTGACATTGAGGTGAACGCGCGCGCATTCGGCACGCGCGCGCTCAGGTGCGCGGCCACGATCGCTGTCCCCGTGTGCGCGCTCATCGTGCCCCCGTGGATGCTCATGGAAGGCAACCCCGGTGCGCTGCTCGCTTGGCCTGCTGCGTATGGGTATCTGGCATGGCTCGGGTGGACACATCGCACAGACGAATCCGAGGGCGGATCGGATGAACCCATTGACACAACCACGGTGATTCCGAAGGCGTCGGTGTTCGTACCGCAGCGGGACACCGGACTTGCGCCTACGCCACAGGAAGCGGCGATCATCAACCGTATCCATAATTGGGACGCCAGCGCGGCCGAACGCAAGCTCACTGAGGTGATTCCGGGGGTGCCCATCATCGATGAGTCCGGCATTCTCATCCCGGTGACGTTCGCGGGCACTTGGACGCCTGCCCGACTCGACGCGAACGCTGATCAGGTGCGAGCGCTCCTCGCGGTCCCAGATGATGTTCGCACCGAGATCAAGCCGGGCGGTACTGCCGACCGGTCCGTTATCCGTGTGCGCACCCGCATCCGGGAACTTGATCTGCTCTGGACACCGAAGCGCGAGGGCATCGGCCTCAACGCCGACACGGGCGAAGTGGTCGACGTTGACGACGACGACCGGGCACTCGTTGCTGGCATCACGGGAGCAGGGAAGTCTGTTGCACTGCGCGTGCTCATGGCGAAGGCGCTCAAGCGCCCGCACACGGCGCTGGTCGTACTCGATGTGAAGACCGATGGTGCGCTGTGGTCACACGTGGCTCGCGTCGAACACGAACCGGAAGGGATGCAGAGCGTTGTCGAAGACCTGATTGCGGAGATGAAAGAGCGCGAGACGATCATGCGAGCGAACGACTTGGACAAGTGGGAGCCCACTGCCGAGCGTCCGCGCATTGTCGTCGTTGTCGATGAGGGTGCTGAGTTCATGCTCAGCGCACCTGATGCCGTAGAAGGCACGCGCTCGCTCGCCATGCGTGCGCGTTCAACCGCGATCATCCTCAAATGGGCCACGCAGAAACCCACGAAGACCGGTCCAGGCAAAGGGCTCGACTCCGCTACATCGGGAATGTTGGGAACGAAGATCTGCATGGCCGTGGCGTCGCAGATGGAGACGCGTACCGTCCTGGGGGAAGAGGCAACCGGGGAAGGCTGGCACGCGGAAAACCTCCCTAAAGGTGGCTGGGCGCTTATCCAGGTGCAGGGTGAGGACCGGAAACCCGATCCCGTGCGGTTCTGGTTCATGACGAAAGAAGACGTGAAGGCCCTGGAGCCGCGTTCGCCGTGGCGTAGGGCTAAGTCGAATCCCCCGGTGGTCGACGCGAAAGACGCCCTCGTGACTGCTCTTGAGCTGTCTGAGGGGCTGAACGGAGTGTCAACGGTCCGGCTCGCTATCGCGCTTGGGATCGCTGACACCGAGGTGCACGTGCGTATGCGCGTGCACGGGGTGACTCCCGAGCCGAACGCCTTTGCCATGGGCAACGGTGAGAAGGCGCGAGGATACCGCAGAGATAAGCTTGAGGCTGCGTTCAACAGAAGGAATGATCGATGAAGCTCGAATGGCATAAGGACGAGACCGGCTCTAATCGGTACGTGGCGGAAAGCTTCCAGTATAGGTACGTCATGCTTGTCCCTAGACGCGGAAGAGTGCATCTGCGTGTGCAGCACCTCACCGACGATCCGGTTATGTGCAAGCCCATCGATGAGCGTGTATGTCACTCCAAAGGGAATGCCCAGCGGGTAGCACAACGGTTCGAAGACAACGACGGGCTTTCGCGGCGGCTCCGATGAACGTCTACAAGTTCAAAATTGAACTATCTGCATGGTTCGCCAAGACCGTGCTGTCGGTAGTCTCAGCGATTGCGTTCGGAGAAGTGATCGCTTCTGGAGCCACGGGGCATGTCTACCCGACACACCTCCGCTGGCTTGCTGAGAACGAAACACTAATAGTCACGGCGTTTGTCGTGGCTGTCGGGTTCATGTGGTTTTGCTACTGGAAAGGTTTCCGCATTCTGCGTGCTGACAATCGGTACGGAGAAAGACGGTAGGAGAACGACTTGACACAACACGGTGACAAACTGCCCGGGGGCCCCAGCGGAAGCAAGGGGCCCCTGCCCAACTGGAGATCGAAGGCCGCGTGCAGTGGTTATGCGTCTTCTCCTGACCCCTGGGACGCAGACCCAAAGGACGGAACCGTATCCCAAACGGCACGATCGTTCTGCAAGCAATGTCCCGTCAGGCGCGAGTGTCTGCTAGAAGGTCTGCGCAGCGACGAGCTGAACGGAGGTGCCGCCTACCTTGTTTGGGGAGGGTTGTCGCCCAAGGAGCGTCGGGCGCTCATCAGGCTTCGATACAGAATTGCGTGCCCAGTGTGCAGAGGCAAACTGGTCATCACCGCAGCTGGTGATGAATGGCAGGCGTGCGCCTCGTGTGGCATTACGTGGCGATGCCGTAAACGTCCCCTGGACAACCCCGAGTGGCTAGGCTCGGTATAGCGCTATATAGCTCAAAGGGATGTCTGTCCAAGTGTCCGTGGTTGCATCTGCCGAGTGGGCGAACATCGTAAAATCCGTGGTCGTGACCGTGATCGCCCTAGAGATCCAACGGGCGGCCGACCCAACACCTGTGTCGATGTTCGTCACGACAGTAGGGACGCTGGGGAACGTGAACCCGAAGCTGACAACAACGGTGAACGACGACAACGCAACGAAGGTCATCGTCGTTGATCCGCGCCGGGACCAGTTGCTCAAGTTTGTCAGCGTTGTGTTGATAGTAGCGTCAGCCGCTTCGAGCGCGGCGATATCGGTTGCCTGAGAGGAGACGGTGTTTTCTAGGGAGGCGAGAGCGGCGTCGACCTGTACCGCCAAGATCGGCGAAGAGGTGGTAGGGCCACCAGTCAGCGTCACCCCTGGAAGGGAACTGGGGGATTCGTAGTCGAATCCGAAGTTGCTTGTGTTCGGCACGGTGTCCCCTAGTTGAACGTCGAAACGAAGTACGTGTGTGAGATGCGAAGGAAGTCGTTCGTGGAAACGAGAGAGGTCGAGTGCATATCTGCGATAGTGACCACGCCGTTGGTAGCCACATCGACAGAACCGGATGTCGTCGTGGTCCTGAACACGCACTGTGTAAGCTGGTCCGGGCGTGCCTCAACCGTATCGATCGTGCAGACTGCGGTATCGGCAATGCCACCAGCGGCGTTCGCAGCGAAGGCACCCCCGGTACGCTCCAGCTGAATTCTGATGCCCGTGACCGGTCCCCATCTGCGGTACAGGTTCGTCATGAGTGAGTACCCCGCACTGGGAGTCACCGCCAACGCGATCCATCCGGTATCGGACGGCGATGCCGCATCAAGTACGGCAATGTCACCCTCAGCAGCAGCGAGACGGCTATCGATACCTGCAAGCGCGGTTTCCACCTGCTCAGCGAGGATCGGGGTCAATCCGTCAGAGTTGCCGGTGAGCGTAATGCCGGGCTTGCTCTGCGGGGTTTCGTACTCGAAACCGTATGTCGGTGTTTGTGGCATTACAGCACTCCCACGTGAATGACAGTTGACTGACGGGTGGCGATACTGATCGGGGTTGACACGTCAAGCGGGATACTCACCCGGTCAACGATGTGCATCTCTCGCGTGCCGTCGTTGTAGACAACACGTAGCACATCGTACGGGCGCACAGCGGGGTTTGGTACCGCAGACAGGCCCACGTCGTAAGTGACGCCCAGCGTCTTTCTGAGCAGGTTCACAGCGGCATTCTCGGCCTGTGACTGCGTGGTGATGAACGAAGACGAGTAGAAACGCGGGATGCGCCCGAAGGGACCACCGAAGAACGTCGGGCTGGACGCTTGCGCGTTCACCGCCATGGCGCGGACCGGCTCAAGCTCGTCCGCGCCTTCGCCGGTCACCACAACGGCGTTGTACACGCCGTCGCGGGAGAGCGAGCGATCGGCGTTCACCATGACGCCACCTGGTCCAGCGTTCACCGCCCATATGATGTCGTCTTCGGGCGGGATGTCTTTGAAGGTGAGTCGACCTTGCTCATCCCAGTAGAAGATCTTGCCCAAGCCATCGGCCAGCGTCTTGAGGACTTCCAGCCGGGACTCTTCGGCGATGAGTGAACGTCCGATCTCGGACAGGTCAGAGTCGTCATCCCAGATGATCACCGCATCGGGGTATACCTCTAGCACGATCTCATTCACGATATCGCCTACAGAGGTACCGACAAGCCACTGTCGCGGTTGCGTGAACCGGGAGTCGATGATCGTAGCCATGCGATCGTCCAGTGCGAGGTCCAGCGGGCCGTTGGCGGCGTCGGACTGCACGGTCTGGCTGATGCGGTAGTAACCGAGAGGTGCCCACAGCACGCCAAGCGCTCCGGTCTCGACGCCACGGGAAAGGAAAATCTCGCTCCCGTACGGTGCCAAATCCAGGTCGCTTGCGGTGGGCCAATCTTCGGCGATACTGACATTCCCCGTAGCGCGGATGTCTGCGGAAGCGTCGAATTCAACGCCCCCACCGGTAACGCGCAGCGCAGTACCGGAGGGGTCTTCTCCGGTCTGGAACCCTGCTACCAGCGTTGCCCGGAATCGCGCCGTGTGTGAACCGGTGACGAGCGTAGCGAAGTCAGCTGCGGTGACCATTACGACTGCAATCCGTAGCAGTAGTCAGTGATAACACGTGACGCTGTGCCTGAGGTGTTGCGGCACCATAGTTGTACGCTCCGTTGGTCTCCGGGAAGCGTTGTCGTTCCCCACCCTGGTACGTCTCCTGTGACGTTACCGGCACCGGTGGCCGATCCGATCACGGTTCCGTCCACGCGCAACTGCCATTCAAGTGAACCAGCTGTAATGCTGACGGCAACTCCGATCCTGATCCTTGGATGCCACAGGGTAGTGATACCGTGCATGACCTCCTGATACGCCACGTTGGTGAACGATGGCCAAAACGGACCACCGACCACGACAGAGGTACCGGTAGACGGATACATGGGAATGTTGAGGTACGGACGCGCCAATCCAACCCCGGTTGCCGAATCGTTCTCGAATATGATGTTGTTGCTAGGGTCACGAATAGCGATACTGTTTCTATTTTGAATACGTAGCGCACGTGTCTCAGCCGAGTCACCGTAATAGAGGATGGTGATAGGTTCATCGGTATCCACGATATTTCCGAAGTACGCTTGCGCAATATCGGGATCTCTCTTGGTCATGAACCGAATTTGCCCTAGGAAGAACGTCAAGTCAGAAACGAACTCACCGGGCGCTGAGAGCTTTCCGAGAATCCACCAGGTACCAACACCTTTTGCATTCTCCGGTGCCCACCCAAGCATCCCGATGACATCGCCAGGCTTGAGTGCCAAGGCGTTGACGCCTTCAACCACAGGGACATCGGTGAGCGTGATACCACGCCATTCAATCGTGTTGCGCAGCTCTCCGCCGCGCTCCCATGTCAAGATCTTGCCTTGGCTGAACTGCACGCCGCGTGAAGGCGCAGGCGTTAGCAGTGCAGCGAGATCATTGTTCGTACGGTCACTCACAGTACTTCTCCAAACGAAGAAATGTCACCCTCTGCGAGCCAGAGGTCTTGCCACGTGGGCCACATAGCCCAAACGTCTTCCCACGTGCCGTCAACACCGATCATATCCCAGAGCATCTGCCACGTGATCGTAGTCGGAATGACCCCTGTCAGATCCGATGCTGCCACCCGAGTGAAACCGACAGACCAACCGCGAATGTTGGTACCGCGAAGAGAGTGCCGCTCAATCGAACCATCCCACATCACGTACCCGTCAGGGATACCGGAGAAGTCGGTAGGACAGTCCTCTTCAACGTCGCCGGGAGGCTGCAAATACAGGATGCCGCCGTAGGTGAGGAGTGCCCGCACGCCGCGAAGCTCGGCGTTCGTATCCGTCGTGAATGTCAAGGTAAACGAGCTGGAGGAGCCTACGTCGGCAATCGCCAGAATCTCGTGTCGCCCCTTGATGTCGAAGAACCCTGCTCGGGAATCACGGCTCAGCGCATCCCAGTCGACGCAATCGAGTGGGCGGTTCAGCAGTGGGAACGTCACCGACTTCAGGTAGGTTTCCAGCTGTTCGGGGGTAACGAACGCAGTCGCTCCCACAGTAGGCGGAATCGTGTTGGCGGAGATAGGCCCGAACCACTGCTCATACGCCGCGCCAGAGCCTTTGAATCCGCGAGCGTATACACCGGTACCGGCGACCAGCGAAACGTCAGTAGCGGCTAGCGCCCAGTTGACCGGTTCGGTGTCACCCTCTTCCCATGCTCGTGCCTGCAACGTCGTTCCCTGCAAACGGAATCGTACGTGCCACGGGATACCTGACGTCCATGTACCGATGGGGCCGGAGGTACCGAGTTCCGTGTAGACGTTCGCCACGAACTTCCCGAGCTGCAACTCAACACTGAAGTTGTCGGCATCGGTGTTGAACCGGAGCTTTGATTCGTAGGTGTTGTTGAAGTCGGCAGCGCGCAACCCTATGCCCCATTCCACGGGGGCGTCAAGCACGTTCGCGGGATCAGGGTAAATCGCTGACCAGGTGATATCACCGTCAGTGAGGCCAGCGACGGGACCGGCCACCACTTCGGCGATCTGTCCTGCCGGTGCGGGACTGGTGATCACGCCTACGCCGTTGTCCACATACATGTGGAAACCGGACGAGGAACTGCCGAGTGCCCATGTCTGCCCGGTGTCATTGGTGCCCCAGTCGGTACCGGGACCCGGAGAGATGGTGATGATCGATGCACCGGCTTGCACTGTCCAGGTGCGCCCTGCGGAGTCCACGAAGACAACAGTTCCGGCAGGCTGCGCAGAGAAATCGGGGTTGGCAACGATCGCCCCCGCAA